GTGAAACGACTGGCACTAATGGCAAGCCGCTTCGTACCATGAATGGCCTTCGGTCTTTCATCCCTGCGGCAAACCAGACGGTGTTTTCCGTGGCAGCGACCACGTCCACTTTCCTGGACGCAACGTACAAGGTCTTTGACTTTGACACGGAAGCCGGTGACGAGCGTATTGTCTTCTGCGGCAATGGTTTCTTGAATGAAATCAACAAGATTGCTGCAGCGGCCGGTACAATCAACTTCACCGAAACGGTCAAGATGTACGGCATGAACTTACGCAAGTACGTTCTCCCTCAGGGTACGCTGTTTCTGCGTACACACCCGTTGATGAACAGAAACACGCTGTATACCAACAGCGCCTTTATCATTGACCCCACAGCTCTTATCTGGAGACACTTCATGGACACCAAGTCCCAGAGTAATATCCAGGGCAACGATGAAGACACAGAAAAAGGCCAGTGGATTACTGAAGCTGGCTTGGAAATCCGGTACGCTGGATTGACCTGTGGCTACATTGGCAATCTGAGCTCAACCTAAGGGAGGCTAAGTCATGAGTCAACAGACTAAAATGCAGTACGCTGACCTTCACGATTGCGAAGCCCGTGGTGGACACTTCTCCACTGGCAAGGTAGTCGAAATCCTGGACGACGACACAACGCTGACAGCGGCAGATGCTGGGAAACACTTTGGTATCGGTACGGATGCCAAGACCATCACCCTGCCCACAGCTGTTGTCGGGATGACGTTCTCTTTTACCAACATCGGCGCGGATGGAAACAACATCATTACTGTTTCCCCTGCGGCAACTGACGGTATTTGGGGTACTATCACCCTGGCGGCAAGTGTAGTTGACCTGGGAGGTGTGGATAATAAAGACCTTATCAACACTAAGGCAACCGCAATCAAGGGCGATTCCGCAACCCTGGTATGCTTCGAGGCCAACGAGTGGACTGTTGTTCACTCTACTGGCATCTGGGCTGCTGAGGCGTAAGGAGTAGTCTTAGGTCTATTCTCGCCCTAGTTATTCATAATATCTAGGGCGGGTTTTACTGACGAGAATAATCGTTTTATGAGAGCATTAATCGCAACCGGAGGTAGAGGCATGAGTAATAAGAGAACTATGACTGTCGATTTGACTGATGGTCAGTTGAAGGGTATCTCTATTGGAGAGGAAATCACTGTGACAGTCAAGGGTAAGGTGAAGGAAGCCAGCGCAAGCACTCCTCCGGAGAAGGAAGGAAAGAAGATTGTGTGGGAAGGGATGCCTGCAAACATGCGCGTTGAGATGACAAGCGTCACCATCGACGGAGACAATGAATTTGAATCCATGGCGGAGGATAAATAATGGTAGCTTTCAATAAGTTTGAGACCTTTGTCGGTGACCTTGGTAACAAGGTACATGACTTGGATGCGGATACACTGAAGTGTTATCTGTCAAATGCAACCCCAAGCGCGAGCGCAGACTCAGTGCTACTTGACCTTGCAGATATAAGTGCTGGGAACGGGTATACTGCGGGAGGTGAAGACGCTACAGGCGTGTGGAGCGAGACCAGCGGAACCGGGACATTGGCCGGGACAGACATTGTGTGGACAGCGTCGGGAGGTACTATCGGTTCATTCCGATACGTCGTCTTGTACAATGATACGCCAGTTAGTCCGGCCGACCCGCTCATTGGGTGGTGGGATTATGGGAGCAGTATTACACTGAATGACGGCGAGACGTTCACCACCGACTTTGGTGCTAGTATACTGACGATTGCGTAATATGTCCAACGTTCTTAATCGAGTTACTAAGAAGCTCTTTATGAGTGTCAATACCCCTGAGTATTCGACACAGGATTGGATTCGTAATCCTGATTTATCCAGCGTCGAGGGAGAAGCAGATAAGCGTAAATGGGTTATCGAAGGGGATTTGGTACGCCTTGCTACTGTACAGGAAGTTGATGCTCAGATAGAGGACTATAGGGAAGAAAAGCTGGAGCAGTTGGCTGTCAGTGTTGAGGCTTTTGGGGAGCAGTACTATTCTCCGCAGACGGAGATGAGACTTAAAATACTGCGGATGGCGGCGCTACCGGACAGGGCCGCATTGATTGATACTGTATTGGTATGGGAGGCCACATTAATAACCGATTACATGACTCGCAGGGCTATAGTAAAGGCCGCAACTACTGTGGCAGATATTGAAGCCGTGTCGTTAGATTTTAGTAACAACGCGCCTTCCTCAGTCATTACTGTTCCTGATATTTTGGAGGTAACAACGTAATGGCTTCTGGCGACTCTCTTTTAATATTAGGCGCACAGAATAACGGGCCTCCTGCGTCAAGCTATGCCACGTTTGACACGATAGATGGCACCAGTACTCCTGCGGAAGTAATACCTGTTCTTGATTTCGATGACACAACGCAAGAATATGCTGACTTCTATTGTATGCTTCCTGAGCATTATGACGGCGGTGGGTTGACGTTAACATTAGTGTGGTCAGCAGCAGAAGCGGCACCTGATGTCGTCGAGTGGCAAGCGGCACTTAGACGTATAGCAGATGATGCAGAGGATTTGGACACTACCGCGCACACGTATACCTATAACGCCGTTGTGGCAACGGCACCAAGTGTTGTAGGTGAAGTGGCGTATGATGACATTACCTTCACTGATGGCGCTGATATGGACTCAGTTGCGGCAGGAGAGTATTTCATACTGCGAATTACCCGCGACCCAACACCTTCAAGTGGTACAGACGTGACTGGTGATGCCAGCTTACATGCCGTCCATGTTAAGGAGACATAATGGCTTATATTTTTGATGGTGTTTCTGACACTTTAAAGTCTGTAGAAAATGGCGTTTCTGGGTTGAATGTTGACCAATACTCATTGGTTTCAGTTGTATCAGTGGCGAGCATTAGCAACCGTGACGTTTTATGGGGGACAGGTTCAGCGTATGGTAGCGGCGCACATAACTTCCAATTTCTGACGGAACCACCAGTGAGCGCAGGATGGCGACCAAGATGTTTGGCGCGTTTTAGTGGGAACAACGGAAGGTGGGATGCCGATGATGACCTTGCCTTTGATACTCTTTATTGTTGGGGAATTACTCATGACGGCACATCCGCCAGTAATGACCCTATATTTTATATAGATGGTAGTGCTGTTGCTGTAACTAATACCAATCCTCCTACAGGGAGTATTACAACTACATCTGACACTGTACGCTTCGGTGAAAATATGAACAATGGACAGGACTTTGATGGCACAGTTGCGGAAGCAGCTTTCTATGACCGGATTTTAACCGCCAGTGAGATGATGGCAATAGCAAAAGCAGGAACACCAGCAAATATAATGCGTGGCAGGGTTGCTTATTGGCCTTTGGTAAGGAGGCGAGTAGATGTAGACCAAGGCGCAGATTTAAGTACAGTAAATAATGCGGCTCCGTCCCCTCACCACAGGGTTATCTATCCATCAGCGCAGATATTGCAGTTCCCTGTTCCAGTCGCTGGTGGCACTAATTATACATTAACTGCTGGTTCTGGTAGTTACACGGAGACTGGCACAGCGGCTGGGCTATTTGCTGGACGAGGACTGGATGTTGAAAGTGGTAGTTTCGTCCATACTGGCACAGCCGTAACGCTGAGGAAGACCTGGGAAATTGATGCCGGTTCTGGAACTTTTACGCATACCGGAACTAATGCTAATCTGGAGTATGGGTATGAAGTTGACCCGGCGGTTGGAAGTTATGTAATTACTGGAGGTGCGGCTGAGCTTATCTATGGGAAAGGAAAGGGAATTGCTCTTGACAGTGGAAGCTTTGATGTTACTGGACAAGAAGTTACCTTACTTACTGCTAGGTACTTGGAAAATCAGAAGGAAGAGAAGCTTAAAGTAACTGGCTTCCCGATTGATTTTAGCTTTGACTATGAGCTGACAGTTGATAGCGGAAACTATGTAGTAACTGGACAATCGGTTACACTGGAACAGGCGTATGACATAGAAGCGGAGAGCGGGAGTTTTACCTACACAGGGAAAGCTGCAACTCTGCTATATGTACAGGGGTTAGCAGTTGATTCTGGTAGCTACAGTATTAGCGGACAAATGGCATCGTTGCTGAAAGGTTATGCGTTGGATGTAGATACTGTGAGTTATTCGGTCACTGGAACAGCTGTAGATTTATCCAGTAATCACCCGCTGGCCGCAGGGAGTGGAAGTTTTGTTGTAACCGGGACGGATGCAAACTTGGAATATGGTAGGCTTATGTCTCTTGGGGCTGGAAGCTTTACCTTTACTGGAAAGGAAGTGAATCTTTCTTCAAATCAATGGGTTCCGGGTAGTGCTGAAACAGAGGACTGGTCAGGAGATACATCTGTAAGTGATGGGTTTTCTAGCGAAGGTGCGTTAGGTGCTGGAACCTGGGACGCGGAAAGCGGTAAGACAAATTCTTGGAGCTAATAGTGAGCGATAGAGATACAATAGTTAGTGACATTCAGATTGAGCTTGGTTGGCTTGATATCAAGGCGACTGAGATTGAGAATGCATTGAAGCGGGCGCAAGAGAAGTATGAGACAGGTTCCTTGCCAGAGCTTCCGTGGTTTCTGATAAGCGAGATTGTTACATCAGAAACCACTGCAGATGAAGAGCGACTGGCGGTGCCAAGTGATTTCCTACGCGAGCATGATGATGGGACGTTGTGGAGGTTTGATTCCAGTGCAGATGAGGAAGACCAGTGGATTAATCTTCCTAAGAGCGATTACGACGAGCTGGTCAAGACGTATGGATCAAGCACGGACAAGCCACTGTACTATGCGTTGATTGGAGATTACTTCAGATTGAAACCTACTCCAGATGCTGTGTATCCTATTAAGATGCTTTACTATGCAAAGGATACTGTATTGAATAGCAATATTGAGAATGACTGGCTAAAGTATGCTCCAGAGGTACTACAAGGCGAAGCCGGGCGGCGCATGGCCTTGGCCTTTCGAGACAAAGGCGCAATGGAGTACTTTGAAGATATGCGCAACGAAGGCATTTTAGCTTTAACAAACGCTACTGAGGCTCGGAAACATGAGAATCAGAATTACATAATGGGCGGAGAAGACTAATGGGTTTAGAAACTGGCGATTTCATCACTGACTTGGTTGACACAAATCCAGTTGGCGGAACGGACAAGAAGCATCAGGGAGATAACCATCTTCAGTTGATTAAGAAGGTTGTCAAGAACTCCTTTCCTGGGCATGATTATCCTTGGGGTTATAAGGAAAGCGCTGGAAGCGACCCAACATATACGGTGACATTGGACGAGGCTCCAAGTGCGTATACTGAGGGTATGATGATATTCATGAAGGCGAGCTTCACTAATGCCGCCGGAGCCGCGGACTTGAACGTTAATGCCCTGGGCGCTAAAAATATCTACTCTGTGCTGGGAACTGAGTTGTGGAGTAATATGATAATCAGCGGTGGGGTGTACTGTTTAATCTACGACGGTACGCAGTTTATTCTTCTTAACCCATCGTTGGAAGTATCGGCTCACCATGAGAATGTGATTATCAACGGATTTGGGCTTATCGACCAACGGGCCAGTGAAACTCGAACTGGTCTTGGTAATGGAGATGATGGGGTATATCTGTGTGATAGATTCTCTTTTGCTGAGCGTAGTACTCCAGATGCGGAAGTAACATTTTCGCTTGAGACGGATATTCCAAGCAGAACCGAGCAAGAGGCTGTGTGGGGCGCTGGTAATGCGATTGTGGGTGGCAACAGTATGAAGTTCGATGTTACTACGCAGACAGTATCGATTGGGGCTTCGGATGCTGTAGGTATGACCTATGCTGTAGAAGGGCCAGATTACCAGTCCTTGCATCAGGGAGCTTATGTTCTGAGTTTCTGGCATAAGCACACGAAGACTGGCACATGGAGTATTGCATTTGAAAATGACGATAATGACCGGGTCTATGCCGCGAACTATACCCAGAGCGTGACCAATACCTGGGAGTTTGCTTCTATTGTTGTTCCAGCAGACACAACCGGTACGTGGGTTATGGAAGAGGGAGAGAAAGGACTGAGGATTACCTTTGCTTTCCTTGTAGGTACAAGTGAGGATTCTCCAGCAGATGGCAGTTGGGAGACTGTGACAACAATTATAACTGGGTCGGAAGACCAGGTGGATGGTTGCGACAATACTGCTAACAATATCATGTTCTGGGGATTTAATCTTCACAAGGGAAGTTATGCTAGGCCTCCCAAGATGCCTTTGTTCCAGGACGAGCTGATTCGATGCTTGAGGTATTACTTTAGGATTGAAGAGCAGAGTTCCACTACATACTTCGGGAATGGTAACTATACGACCACGACAAACTTCGCGTTGTTCTTCCAGTTCCCGGTTCAGATGTGTCAGATACCTTCCCCAGGTTGGAGAAGTGTGAATGATGTTACGGTAGTATCGGCAGCAACAGAGACAGGTTCTAATCTAGCTACCTCTGGGGGTAGTAAAGATAGTATCCGGTTTAATGTTACAACAACCACTGCTGGTGACGGGGA